TTTGGTGCGCACACCGTACTTACGCTTGTACATCTCACCTTTGCTGTTAGCAAGGTCAGATGCAATCTTGTCAGCTTCAAACAATTCCTTGACATCAGGATTGTCAAAGGTGCCAATCGTCTGCCTCATCCCTGTGGTTTCCTCGACCATAAGGGGAGAACGTAAAAGGATTTGAATGCGAGGCTCAGTAAAATTGAGTCCTTCTTCAATTGAAGTATTGGGAGCTACACCAAAAGTTTGCTTGTAGTTCCAGATAACTGAACCTGTAGCAAATTGATTTTCAGTGGCGTTCCATCCACAAGTGTCAAGGTCCGACTTCCGCACAAACCAACCTCGTATCTTGGACTTGTTGAGAGGTTGGATGGTGACTAGGTTTTGATACCCTGAAACAAATTCTTTAGATTGGAAAACAGTAAAAGAAGAGAGATCACGCTTGGCAAGAGAAGCAGTTTTCTTAGCAGTCATGGTCGAGGTCATGGTTGGTTCAGAGTTTGGGCGTGGATGCTTTTAACGTCATCCCAGGACGGGCACTCAGTCTAAATCCGGATCTGCTCCTGGATCAGAAGGGAACCATTTCTTCATCTTCAGTTGGAGCCGGGCCATAGTGTCCGGGGAGATCAGGCAGACCACCACCTGAGGCTTGGTTCCAGGGATCAGGAGCTTCTTCAACGGTCCGTCCTCCCCATAAGGTTGCGACATTATCGCTGGATGCAACGGTTGTTTGCGGTGTAATTGGCTGCGGTTCGCTGGATCCCTTAGGCGCCAAGGTCATGGATACCAATTGAATCTTGGTATTAGTCCGCTTCTCCTTGGTCTCCTTATCAAACCATGCGTCAGTTACCAGGCGACCATTGATGGTAATCCCAGTTCCTTTGCGTGTGAAGTTGACAAGCAGCTCAGCATTGTTGAGTTTGTCCTCAACAGAATTCATTGCATAAAAGTTAAAAAGGTCAGCTTGATTGCGGCCAGTATTCACAGATAGTGTTTGGTTTGCAATCATCAAACCATCTGCAGTTGTTTTAAATGCACGGCCATCATCATGAGAGATGTCTTTGATGCAACGCCCGGTCAAGATGACGTTATTGAAGATCGGGAATTGTTCTGTAACCGGAGTAATAATTCCTCCATGTAACGAGAACGCTTTGCTGTCGATATCGAAACGTAGCTTTGCGCCGTGAATGTAGATGTGGGATCCTTTTGGTGCTCGTGCAAAACGTTCTGCGTTTTTGCCGTAGACATTGTATTCAAGTACGGTTGGAGCTTTCTTGCCAACAGGAGGCAGTGTCACTAAACAACGTGTTGCTGTTGATGTTGCACTGGTGTAAACCTCCCGTGGGGTTTCGTTGGTTTGAGCACAGACTGTAACAAAGTTCATGAGTACAGAAGTAGATGTGTAAGGCAGTTTAACGTCATACCTGGGACGGGTAAATCAGTGCGTCTCCGCCCATGTTTTTCCAACTTTACTATCTCCTTGGATAGGACAACGGAATCCAAAGAACTCACCGGCTTCCGGGAACGCTTGCAATGCTTGTTCACGGATCTGCTCTGTGTATTGAGGATCACAAGCCAGTTGGATTTCGTCATGGATCATCAGCATTTGTTCCCAACCGTTGCCGTGGGGCAAGTCAAGGTTCTGAGTAATCTTGTCATGAGTGGTGATAACAACTTGCTTCATGATGATGGCACCACTGGATTGCAACAGAACATTCAATCCTTTAAAAGCGGAACGACAATGTAATGTGCGACCATCCAAGCCGATAAGATAACCACGAGTTCCAATTGTTTCCTCAATCTTTTGTTTTAATTTTTTCAATGCTGGAACACCACGCATAAAACCATCGATAGCTGTACGGCCAATGGATGCCAGTTTCTCTGTATCTTTTTCATCCGGATCAATAATTGTACCAGCCTTGACTGCACCACATCCATAGAGCAGGCCGTAGAGCAAACGCTTGCTGATGTCCCTGGTATCTACACCAAATTGTTCTTGGTTAAAGCTATGGATATCAATCTCTGGATTGATGACAAGTGATGCATACTCACCGTCATCCCACAGTGCTAGGTATCCAGCCAGACAACGCAGCTCTAATGCTTTCGCATCAATACCAATCAGATCCCAGCCTTGAGGTGCCTGAAACAGATTGCGGCACTCATGGCCATAGGGCGAATAGCCTGCTGGGACCTGACCCATGTTGGGATTGCGGTGCGCTGCGCGGCCCGTGATGCATCCGTTGGTAACCAAGTCACCGTGCATACGACCGGTGGTGTTGTTTACCAGCTTGAGCCAAGCGTTACGTCCGTCTGCTATTTGGCCAAGACGTTTCTTAACCAACATGTATTCGGATAGAGGTGCTGCTTCTGGATAAGGAAGTGATCCAAGTACATCGTCATTAAGAATACAATTACCTTTCTCAGTAAGAGCTTCAGGTTGCCATCCGTACTTGTCTTGTAAACGCTGCACAATTTGCTCGCGAGAGCCAGGATTAAATTCCTCCCAATGGGTTTTAGTAAAAGCTTGACCCTTAACATAACCCCTCTTGGAGTTATTAACCTTTGGGATGAACGTTTTTTCATGTTTGATTGGTGGGAAGATTTGCTTTAGATGAGCTTCGAGTTCTTGTTGTTTTGCTCGCAGTACATCCACAAGATCAAGGCATGCATCAACATCAAATGGAATACCAGCTCTAATTTGTTTGTTAATGGCAAGAGCAAAGTCGTGCTCAAGTTTAAGAGCGGCTTCCGGATAGTTTTGTGCAGCAATGAATTGCCAAAGGTTAAAGGTAACAACAACGTCTTGGACGCAGTAGTCAAGCATTTCTTGACTGTATTGCGTGAAGTCTTTGAAGTCGATCTTATGGCTGGCCAAGCGCCATCCCCAGGCCTTAAGCGATGCAGATCCACGATTGGCCGGTGGAACCTGCGGATATTGTTCTGTGTCAAGGACATCAAGCACCTCCTTAGGCCAGATCAAACGTGTACAAATAAGCGTGTCAATAATGCGTGCTTTGGCTACAAATGAATGTAGTTTTTGGAGCACTGGGATGTCATAAAAAATAATGTTGTGACCAATTAAAACATCAGCGGTTGCCAGATGAGCAAGAGCATCAGCAATGTGATCAGGGCCATAAGTAAAAGTTTGTTGGGATCCAATGTCATGGATGACGATGCAATAGATAACAGTTACAGCGTCATACAATCCATCGGATTCCAGGTCAAAGATTAACCAACGTTCACTTTTGGAAGCGGGCACTATCTTGAATTGTGATGTTTTCACTGGCAAGACCACTGTCATTCTCCTGGATCCAGGACAAGATCTTTTGTGCACCCGAGCGATACGGATGGGTAAAGACTTTGCCCAATGCTGTTTCCGAGTCTAACGGAATAAGGACAAAAGAATTGTTGGAAGCCCGAATGCCGTATGGCATACCAGACTTCCAACAAGCCAGGAGATAAGACATCTGTTGTTGATTAAGACGAACAGATGGTAGTGGATTTATTTAGTTGTGCAAGGGGCTTCAGCTTTTTTCCTGAATGTCTTGCCGTATCCAACGAAGCTACCTTGTTTCTTACGTTGAGACAACGCAGCCATTGCTTCGGAACCAGCACGCTGACTGCCGTGGACTAGCAGTGCAAACGGCTTGTCACCTAAGCAATGACTGTCGTCATGGTCAATTTCAAGACCATGTTCAGCTGCTTGTTCTTCTGTGTACACAACGTAAGCAATACGCTGGAACACATTGGGATATTTGGGAATCAAGTAGTCAAGAGTACCACCGTATGATGCAGTCAGATAAAAGTTGGATGGCATCTGATCTTTAAGGTTTAGCCACATACCAAGAGATTTGGTATAGGCGTAGAACTGTTGTTGTGGTCGCTGTGCCGCAACCATTACCCATGCACGCATGTAGTTCTCTGTCCAGAAGTCACCCGACTCATGGATGCGTACCAGTTTTTTAGGTGGTTGCATGCTGAGTGACATGTCAATTAGGTCACGCAGTAACACGGCCTGGTTCCCATTGAGGTGAATGGCTTCACGTAACAGATCCCAGTTGTGCCAACGTGCCTCACGAACGTTTGGCCTAACCTCTGCCATGGCAGCAAAACAGCGATACTCATCTGCTGTGGTACCAGAGTGCTGAGGCAAATCAGTGATGGCACCTGTGACACGGTCAGCAAAAGTCTTGCAGACACCAGCATGAGGGCATGCATACCCCGCTGGTAACGAGAAGATAAGACGGTTCTTGAGCTTATTGTTGCCAGTAGAAAACTTAAGAAGTTTCATTGGTTGAGTTGAGTTGGAATAACGAACAGTTTAACGTCGTGTTCAGGACGGGCTATGATTATATAGGGTGAAGTAGAGCAGCGTCAACCCCGAGGGAGTCAGGGTTTCTGCTGCTTCCCCTGACTGGAAAGTGAATGACCTTGCGGAGTGATCACCGTGAGGTCACACCCTCTAGTTCATCAGCGATGGCAAGGAATTGGGCACGCAATCTCATTCGTTCGACACGCTTGATTTCACGTGCGCTGTATTTGTCATCGCTTGGAAGGCGGCTTCTGCAATGACTGGGAATTGTTGACAGAAGATACGTTTGATTTCTTCTGCGATGTGCCTGTGTTCGATTTGTGTGCTTGGGTCACAACGAAGTTGTAAGTAATGAATCCACGAACGGAGTGAACCGTTCATATAGATCTTAGTCTGGGTACCCATCGGCAAGATGTTCCTGGCGCACTCTTTGGCGATACCGTGACTGACCATCTCGCGATAAAGATGTTCTGAGTCTTCAAAGAGCTGACTGATGCGGCGGTAAAAACCACCGATCTCCTCTGGGTGGAAGTCATCGATGCTGTTCTGCCTGTTCTTTACATCCTGACGACGCAGGTGTGGGATAACAGCAGAGCCCAACTCGTTGACATCAGCGTAACGCTGACTAAATTCCTGGAAACTGAATGAACGATGGCGAATAATCTGCGCTGATATGGCACGTGTTGTGTTGATTTCAACACACATGTTTGCCATTTCGTACGGTGAGTAGTGTTTATGTTTTAGTAAATAAGACAACAAACGAGGAGCTGTTTCAGTGTTCTTTGCGTTCTTTGGGTTTGACACTCTGGCCATTTCCACAATTAGGTTTTCTGCGTTCGGGGTGACCCACACTAATTCGACCTGAGACATAATCTGCTGCTTGTTGTAAAAGAAAGTAATTGTCGTGAAACTTACCAATTGCTTGGTTGCATCTCAAGCAAAGAAGCCCACGTATCCTACCAGTTTGATGACAGTGGTCAATGGCAAAACGACGTCCAGATGAACATTGAAATGTTCCGCAAATTGCACATTGATTGTTCTGCGTGAATAACATTTCTTCATATTCTTTAATTGTCAAACCAAAAGTTTTTAAGTTTGCAACTCGCTTATGTATTCCCTTGTATTTATACCTACGCTTCTTTACGTAATTTCTATATTGATCAGGCTTATCAGCATAGTAATTACGCTGTGATTCTGAACAACATTTTTTACACTGTGATCTAGGTTTGCGATTTGTTTTTGATACACATGGAAATAAATCAAGTGGCTTCATTTGGTTGCATTTTGTACATTGTTTTACTTCAATCATTTAATCAAGCACCAATAGCAGCACAGGATTCGTTCATGATACGTTCGAAGTCATCGATGTGACAGATACGCATTTGTGAATGTTCACATGGTGTAGCAAGGTGATCCCATTGCACCATAAGGAATGCACGCTTACGCCCCTTGGCATCAGCCTTGTGCTGAATTGCAAGGACAGTGCCGTACCTCTGGTTGCGGTACTTGGCAATGCGTTCTTGCACTTCTTTGCGTACAGCAAACATACCGTGATTCTTGGGACGTTCTGCTACGCGATCACCAATAGCAAACTTGCGTTGAGGTTTAGTCATCGAGTTGCTCCAAAGCGCGACGAATGGTGTCGTAAACAATGTCGTCAATTTTATCTCTGTTGTAAACGTCACTGAGCTCGATTAAAGCCTGCTCCTTCAAGCTCGGCGGCTTGGGGCGGCGAGCGGCTTGCATTTTTTCAGCAAATTTCTCGTACTTGTCGTAAACGAAATCAAAACACGCCTCCAGCTCCTGGTCGGCGCCCCACTGGGAAGCGCGGTTGGCAAGGTCAGTACAAGCCTCGCCCGGCACAATGTGTGAGCCGTAGAACTCGAACATCCACTGCTGCACCAGCTCCGGCGGTGGGGTGATGGGGTGTTGTGTTGTCATGAACTAAATGTGTTTCCAGGTTTTGCGTTTGATGATGCGATCAACTGTTGATGGGTTAATACCAAAACGTTTGGCAAGAACCAACCGAGTGTACCCGGTTTCAGCTAGTTGACGCAGATGTTTGACATTTGTTTCAGTTAGCACTGCAGTGTGAACGTGTTCACCACATACCTGATCATGTGCTTTGAAAGATGGTTTGTTGTTTTGCTTAGGACCAGTTGTTAAACGTGGCGCATAAGTCTCTTGAGTTTTAAATCTGGCGCCACAATCTAAGCAGCGATTGTAACGCCAAGTTGTTGTGTCATTAACATGATCTGTTGATGTAACACGAGTATTGGTGCTTTTGCAATCAACACATTTCATTGAGGTTCAATTGAACATGGGGTTGCATCAGTAGGTTCTTTGTATTTATCAAGTTCCATGCGATCAAGAACCTCAACAACTTGTTCAATGTTAAGGATCTTGATTGCATCAATTAGAAGTTCACGTTCATAGCCAGGCATGATGTAATGATTGCGCAGGATTTCTTCTGCTTCATCAAAGCCATCAACTGATCCTGTCAGACGCTGAAGAATATCAGACGTCATGTTGTCAACAAAGATCTCAATAAATCGATCCCTTATTACGGACCAAGTCCAGTGAGGGATGTGATCCATGATCTTATCGACAATGTCAAGATCAAGTTCTTCTGGCATAGAGAAAGACCCCGGCAATGCCGGGGCCTGAACATTCCAGGTGTAGGTTACGCAGGTTGTGCGCTGGTGTCGATGGTGGTGTCCAAGACTCCAGCATCTTTTAACTTTTCAAGCATGCCAACCATGATGGATGCATGCGACTGAGTCTGCTCCATGAATTGCTTGGCACGCTCGGCTGAGATGACGTGGACTGCGCCAGTAGGTTCGACGTAACGCCAGCTGCCATCAGGCTGAGGATCGCCCTGGAGCGCAAGACGCTCTGAGTTGTGGACATACCGCAGCTCAAGGTTGTGGTAGTCCTTGAGGCCGTCAGGTGCCGTCCATGTGGCGCCTAGGTTGTAGCGCTGCTCATCATCTGAGTATGCATGGAACTCAGGGATGATGTGCTTAAAGCAGGAAAAGATAGACATGGTGTTGAGTTAAATGTGTGGGTTGGTGCAGACGGCGAGAGTCGAACTCGCAAGGCCAATGGCCGACGCATTTTAAGTGCGTTACGTATACCTATTCCGTCACGTCTGCATCACTTGGACTTACATCAATTGAATCTGACTGCCAAGTGTGATCTTGAGGTAGGACTTCCATTCCGTAAGTCCAGCTATCATAGTCATCCTCATTACGAGGATCTTCTTCAATCAATACATACTGTGGTGAATTGTCATGGATGTACTCACCAATATTGGCCATGGCCATGGCAAGCAGTTGGTCATCGGTGTAGTCAGTCATGGGTAGAAACCAGCCCTAGTATCGAGGCTAAGGCTGGTAAGCCGTGCGGACTCAGCTACATGCTAGCTGTTTCTTGTGTTGCCGCAAGACCTCCTAGTTGGTTCTCGCGTTGCTGCAAAACCTCACGGAAAGCTTCTGTGTAATCGTCGCGTTCTTCTGACGTAAGACTCCTGTTGCCAACGCCAGCAATTTGCTTGACGGACATCATACCCTGGTCCACAGACAATTGAATTGTGAAAGTGGGCTTGTTATCAATCATACATAACACAATGAAGTGCTTACGTTTCTTGATGTCATTGGCATAGTGGGATGCAGAGCCCACGCAATTACGTACGGCTTGACCCCACATGGATAGTTGATGTGTGTCAACAGGCTGGAAGAATGTCCACACTTTATCAAGACGTGTGACTTTGATGGGTTCAGGGAATAGATCTTGACGTAGAGACTCCTTTGGATTCTCAATTTTCCATGCTTCAGTTTGTACATAGTCATGGAACTCAGTCAGACGCCAACGCTTCGGTGGCTCCAACGTCTTGCCTGCCTCCAGAATCTTGAGCATCATGGAGAATGTATCATTGAGTTCACCAAAGCGTTGACGCTGGTAACCAACATCACTATCAACCCAGCGACCATTGTATTCAGTAAGTTGTCTATCCAAGTACTTACGCATGATTGTAAACAGCGATGCAATGGGCATGTGTTCACGCAGCCAGTTGTGTAAAGACATATCTTGTGTAAATGTGCTGCGTACGCGCACTTCAGTTAATCGAAGATACTTAAGCTCCTTAAAGTAAGTCTGATAGTAATCGATAGGACAGTCTGGCCAGATGTTATTGATCCATTCAATTGAGTTAATGATCTGAACAAAGGCTGCAAAGCCTTGGCTAATGGGTTGCTGTTGTTTGTTATTAGGATCATTGTATGCATCAACACTACGGTTCAACTCTGCTTGCAATAATTTCTTGATGGCAGGCTTAGTAACAATGTGCTGGATTCTTGTGACAACGGAGTATGTCATTGAGCTATAGCCATGTTCTTCTTTGAATGCAAGTGAAGCAGCAATAAAGTTATCAACAGTTAAGCCTTGACTTTCATCAAGATGTTTCGACATCATTGATGGGATGTTTGTTGCATCAAAGATATTCTTGCAGCGTATACGATCAAACAATCCACGTGAATCCTCCCATGTTGGGAGATCTTCCCTCAGGCTGTTATCAAATTCATTGACAACAGTATCACGAATTATATAACCCTTCTGGCAATAAAGGTTACCTGCTCGCCATGGATAACTACGCCAGCTATCGTAATCTTTCCCACGGATATCTTCTATGGTTGCTGTCTTTGTATAGACAAATAGTTGTGAGCCACGACCAATGTCATGGACTACGCAATCATCTTTGCTACGCCATATCCAAGTTGGCGCAACCTTCTGAGTAGTTGATGTGTTCTTGAATGCATATGCATGGCCATACACATACTGATCCTTCTCTTGTTTAGAAGGTAGCCATGCTGCATACCACACTTGTTCATAGTGATACAAGATAGCAATGACCTTGAGCCTAGCCTGTGGTGTCGCTACATCTACAGGCGTAGTAAACACTTGGTAACGCTGTGGTGCTGGACGCTGATTGATCTGAGCAATTGCATCTTGCTGATCAGCTTCACGCACAATGTGCGTTGGTATCAAGCAAGGGATCTTGCCAAGTGGATACGTAGGTTTCTTGGCTGCTGGTTTGTTAGCTTGCTTAGCCAACACCTTGAGCTTTGGATCATAAGCAATCAGTTCAGTTTGCAAGTTGGACGGAAGTTGGAACTGCATTGTGTGGTGTAGGTAAGTGGAATGGACAGTTTAGCGTCATGTCCAGGACGGTTGATCAAAGTTTACAACAATTATTACTTGAGTTCTAGTTCTAACCACTTAACGGCATTGTAGCCAACATTGTTGTCATGCATCCACGCGGCCACCTCGCGGATCGCGGCGCGGGCTTCGGATGCCCAGTTGGCCGCCTCCTCGTCCCGTTCCAATCCGTATTCGATGCCGCTGATAGCAAGCGCGACCCGCTTTACCAGCGAACTATCTGGCTTGGCCGGATAGTTGTAACTTGTAAGCGTCGCTGATGGGTTGAGCGTGAGCAGGTCAGCAATCTGCTGCGCTTGTTCTGGCGTCCACTGTGGCAGATCACTAACATTTAGGACTTTTGACGCTTGGCGTTTGGCAGCTTCCAGCGCCTCAACCCGGCTCGCCAGAGCCAAGATGTTGGCGCTGGTTTCGACAATGTGCTTGTGCGCCGCAGCCTCTAGCGCCTCGACCCTGGTGCGGAGTTCGAGGATGCAAGACTCACTGGCAATGGCGGCGAATTTCTGCACATTGGCCCATTGCCCCGGCGCCGTTGGATAGTACGACAGTGTTGCTTGGTAATCATTCATTAAGTTGCTCCAATGCGCGGCGAATAATGTTGACTTGATCTGTATCAAACACAATTAGTTCTTTAGCATCTTCTGGCTCTGTCTCAAGAGCTGCTAATGCTTGCACTTTCAGACTTAAAGGCCTGGGGCGCATTGCTTCAATTAAAGACTCGCCCACTGGAATAATTCTCAGATGTGATTCATTTAAAACATTGTGATCCAACCATTTTGCATCTTTTAAAAGTTGCTGGTCTGCACCCCATAGAGCTGATTGCTCTGCTATGTAGCATTCATAAAAACATGTGTCTTCGTCGTACTTGGTTTGTTCCATCCACTTGCGCACTAGATCTAACGGCGGTGGCGTGATGAAGTGTTGCCGTGTCAAAGTTTTTCCTCATATTCTTTACGAAATGTAGCAAGCCATTCCATTAGATCGGCAACACGTACTATCTGCTGGCCATCTTCTGCGCCACCTGCTACACGCCAATGAACAGGTGCCGTGTCTTTAATAGCTGATTCCAAAGCATTAGTAGCACCCCAGATAGCACCCCACATTGCAGCTTTAGTTGCAATGTACATCGGTTGTGTGTCATCTGTTTGGTTATCGTCATACCAATGTGTCATCCAATCATTGACAAGATCTAAAGGAGGTGTTGGAGAATTGATTTCCATTGGGTTAAATGAGTAAGTGGAAAGGACAGTTTAACGTCATGTCCAGGACGATGTGTTAAAGAACTAAGCTTTCTTTAACGTGTACTTCTTAAGGTGTCAAGAAGTTCTTCATCGGTTTCATCACCAGGCCATGTGCCAATGCACTGGTCCAGTGTGTACGTATCGGTCGGTGTTATGACTGGCATGCGTTTAGCAAAACCAGTTGCCAGATACACTCGACCTTTGGGACCACGCAGTACAAAGTACCAGCGCTTGAATTCAATTGAGAAACCAATCATGAATCTAGATCGTAGTCAGAGGTGTCAACGAGTTGCCAGTGAGGATCGAGCTGATCAAGATAGCTGCAGAAGCCATCTTCGTCAAGAGGGATTTGTTCCTCTGGATCCAGCTCAATAGTTGTTGTGCACAATGCAGGAGCCCACTCTTCAGGGTCAAAGCGAGTTGCCCGATAGAGCAGGCGCATGTCGTCAACAACTGCTGTAACTGTGACATTGGATCCTTCAATGAATGTGTCTTCAATTGCAAGAACTGAACAACGTGTTGTAGTCATGGTGTCAAGTTAAATCAGATCAGATACCATCAGGTTCCACATAATGGAACTGTTCACCGTTGATACGTTTGCTGATATAACACCGGTATTTCATCCAGCACTTAACAGTTCGGTACTCACCGGTGAATCGATCGTCGTTCATCAAATTGTTGCGTGCGCGTTGAGCCGCGCAGTTAGCAATGTTGAGACGATCGAATAATGACAGTGTGGTTTCGTACATGATTGCATTGGGTTGAGTGAGTAGATCTGGGGCTTACATCTACGGCGTGTCCCGGACGTAACGTTGCTTTCGAATGCCCAGATCTTTAGAATAATTTAATGTTCCGTTTGCTAATGCCAGTGCCTGGAATACTAATTGATCCAAGCAATCCAGATTGACGGGCGTTAACCGTAAATTGGATAGGCCCTAGCTGAAACGATTTGGTATAGGATTTAACACCATGTTGAGTGATGTTAAATCCTGCGATTGTCTTGTCAAAATTGATTGGTGATTTGTCAGTCATGATTTGTGAATGACTTCAGTAACAACAATTGTTGAGCAAATGATTGTTGTAATAACAATCAATGCAATGGGCCATGTGATCACGCAAGTTCCTCCGGAAGCATACGTTGCATGTCTTCATCTTCTAGATTTGTCATTACAAATTTCTGTCCATCGGGGGCCACAAAGCCACCGATGAATCCAATTCCATTTCGATCAGCTGATTCTTTCATTTGTGCAACGAGACGCATTGCTGCTAAACGTTGCATGTCAGTTGAATCAGGAATACGGATGTTGTCAGGCATGATTGAAGTGAATTAAAGGTTGGTACTCAGGTGAGTGGTTGAAGTCTATCAGGTATGTAAAGGATTACTTGGAATATTGATAAATGTAATTTATAAGGAATACTGATAGAAATAAGGGTGCCCCCCTGGTACTCCCTCGGGGGTCTGGGGGGTACACCCTCTACTCAGATCTGGGGTGGTGCCACTCAATTACTGAGTAGCCTCACCTCATCGATCTGAGATTCGATTGGAATATCTTCTTGTCCAAGAAGATATGTCATCCAGTAATCCACAGCATCGTCAATGCATGTGCAGTCCTGGATCTGTGTCCAGCCAATGTCACCATGTGGACTAGACCATGTGATTTCGTATGTCATGAGTGAAGCTCCTGGTGCTGCTTCCAAGCTGCGCTGTGCATCTCGTCAGCAGTCATGGACGGCTCACCACACAGATCCTCATCTGTTGGTTCAGGCCACTCAGTTGCTTCATCAAGTAGGCACACAGCTTCCATGATTTTCTCGGTAGCATCCCATGGGAGTTGGCTGTATTTCATTGGACGTTTGTCTTCTCGCTGGCAAATGGCTTTAAGTTCATTGATGATCATGTCAATGCGCTTGTCATCGGACATTTGATATACAACTTCTGTACCATCTACACGTTGGTACACAGTTGCTTCAAAATGAAGTTCAGTTTGTGCCATGGGTCTGTGTTAAGTTGATTGTGTGTTAAACCTGGGACTTACACCTTGCGGATGCCCAGGTATTACTTGTTCTGTTGTTTGTTGCGAGCAGCATGTTCTGCTCGTTTACGTTTGAAATACACAGGACTAATCTGGTTTTCAAACTCTTCAAGTCTTGTAGTCAATCGTTCGATTGATTCTACATACCAATCAGATTGGTTGTGAATAATGTCAGGATCATTCGTTCGTTTGATTTCAGCTAAACGCTGAGTCAAATATTGAATACGACCATGAAACATATTGGCGATTAGCCACCAGTCATCCTCTTCCAAGTCAAGCCATGTGACATTGTGTTTGCCTTGAGGATAATCTGGTGATGGCTGTGATTTACTTGAAGCTGATTTGGTTTTAGCCATGGTGTTGTGTTGTGTGGTTGAGGCAGGTCAGTAGTTATCCGACATTGCCTCATGGAATATAACGATATAACGCTATTGTTTACTTGGCGTTGAAGTATTGGCATGTATTGGCACATTCTCTGTGCCAGCCAATACTTCCTCTGGATCTTTCAAGATCCACTTGGTGTAAGGAACATTACTTCGATCCACAATAATAAGCTTCTTGTCCTCCAATGCTCTTAATGCAGTCAGATATTCTTTGATCCGACTTGATTGCATTGGCATTTTAGGGACATAACATGGTTGGTCCTTGTACTTCTTGCGGAAGTTCAAGTAATACATGTAAAGATTGCGTTGTGTAATGCTTAAACGTAAAGTACCTTGATCACGGATCTGTTCTTTGGTTAATGGCATAGTGTGCTGGGTGCGTGCTCAGCAGTAGTGTGGACGGGTCTTAGGATAGCGTTCCGCTAAGGCGTTGGAGAAGCTAAGGTCGATGTTGGAGTAAGTTGTTGAATCTCCAAGAGACGGCTGGCTTTCGATTTCGTACTCTTCGAAGTACTGGATGAAGGTTTGGATCGCCTGCTTCTTGGAGAAGATACAGTGGCTTCGGACTGGGTATCCTGCTTCGTACCACCATCCACCTTCTTCAGGCCCACCGTAGTTGAGCGTGGTTTCGTGGATGGTGATGACCGTTGGATCTTCGTGTTCGAAGTACTTGTGTGTGTTGTAGGCGTTGATTGCGTAACGGGCTTTGTAGGTGCTGGGGTAGAACTTCTTGAGTTTTGAGATGTAAGACATGATGCAAACTCCGTGATAATGATTGAAATGATGGTGATCAGGATGACGATGATGTCACCGTCCTCCCATGCTTGTTTCAGTGTGTAGTTAGCGGTAGTCATTGATTACATACCTTTCGTTGTAGTGGTCACAGGCGTTGCGTTCTGCTGAGCTGATATCTTCGATACCATCCCAGTCAGATTGATTGCTTTCACGCATGGCTTGCTCTTGTTCGTATGCAATGTCAGCCATTGCATCCAGCAAGTCAGCGTTGCGTTGTTCATCAATGAAATCAATGTCTTTCACGAGTTGAATTGCAGTGGTGCATTGGACAGTTTAAGGACGCCGTAGGTGGATCCAAAGGAATGCAAAGATAACTCTTTGATCCTATTGAATCCACACTGCGTGTATCCAGGTCCAGTCGTAGTACTTATGTACTAGTGCGGTGTCAGATACTTACGTTCCTCCACGCAAGTCCTTTGTGAATGTTGGAGATCGTGTGGTAACTGACGTTGAACTTAGCAGCAATTGCTTCGTAAGCTTGTTGCCTAGAATTAAATGCATTCATGAATTGCGCATCGTTCAGGATAACCCTGATCTGACGCACTTTCGATGAAGTTAACTTGCGGTTACCAACGGGCGAATGTTTAATCCACCCGGAACTTACTGGTTGATCCATTTGTTCTGCAGTGGAATCCTTAGCTTCCTTAACAGCCATCACCTGTGGTACCGGCTGCTGCAGAGGGGGTCTGGGGGTTGTGTTGAAGGCTTGGTTCTTGAGTGGAAAACCAAGGGTCACTGATGTTCCGTCTTTGACGACAGAGATTGTGACCTTGCCATCCCTGGTAATCACGCTGACATGATCAGGTGATTGGACGTCGAGTTGAGAGAGTGCTTCCATTGGTTGAGTTGGAATCGTATGCAGGCTAGCGGCGGTGAGCCAAGTGGCAAGTACCACCACTAGCCATTGTTCAGGTACAGGACACTAGTCGTGGGGTATGAAGTCAGTGTCGTTGAGCAGCTGATGGACTGACAAGCAGTCTTCAGCGATCTCGTCTTGCGTACTGTCTTCCCAGTCTTCTGTTTGTTCCTCGATCACCTCGCAGCCAACGTCTTCGAGTTGATTGAGGAACTTGCCCCAGCTTGGAGCCTCGCCCCAAACGTGGGCGTAACGACTGGATGCGTCAGTGACGAGTGCGATGTGGATGCTCATGTTGAGTTGTGGTGTTGGGTGAGGTGATGTCGATGCCCAGCATGGCTGGGACAGTGATAGCACTGATGAGTACAGCGAGGAACGCGACCATCAGGTTGTTGATCCGTCGAGTCTTATCAGACTCACCGTAAGAATCCAGATTGATGTACTGGTTCTTGCTAAGGCGTACTGTGTGTTTCATCGATAATAATCACGTTGAGGTTGAATTTCTCCATCCTGGTACTTAATGACCAGTTCTTGAAGGTTCTTACGGTGGTAACAAACCTTCTCGTAGTCTGCTATTGGGATGTAACCCAATGCATAGAAGATCTTGTCAATGAATTTGCGCATCTGTTGAGATGTTGGGTAATTGGTGTGCAAGATATTGAGTCCTGCAGAGAAGGCCCGAAGGCCCTCAGTGCAGAAGTCAGTCTGCGTGCTGGTACTCCCACTTAAGTAACTCTCGGTTGAGATTTACCTGTCGTTGGAGCACCATGCAGAACGGAATAAGATCCTGAAACTCACGCATGCCATCCTGCCATTGAAAAAAGATTTCGAGTGCAGCTTGACGCTGTTGCTCAAGATCTTGGTCAATGATCGGGGCATCCCTCCTGGCAAGCAAGCGGGCATCTTGCGTGAGCAAATATTCGACAGCTTTAGGAGTCATGATTGAATCCTGGTGGTGTGAATTAAATTGAATGTGTGCAGGATATTGAGTCCTGCAGAAACCCATCGTTGCCGATGGGAAAGTGCAGGAGTCAGATATAACGCTTGTCCATGCAATAAAATGCGTCACCAACAAACCCTGAAATCATCACAAGTTGATGACCAGGTTTGCCGGGACAGGTCTTGATAGTGTGTTGATTCAACATCTTCTGTCCTGCTACAGACAAAAGTATGCCTGAACCAACACCTAAGACCATTGCAAGACAAGCATGTGTGAAGTGATTGTTCACTTGATGTTCTCCTTAGGTGTGATAACGAATGCCATATTGCTGGGCATGATGAGTGCAGCTGTACGAATTCTGTATTCGTTCAGCTTCTCTTTGATGCCATTAACATTGGCATTCTCTACTGCTGCCGCAGTGTTAATCAATACAGAAGCAATGTTCTTCCTGATGTGTAATGCAGTCATGGTGTGGTGTTGAGCTTTGGAATACAGGATGTTGAGTCCTGCAAGAAACCCTGATTGCTCAGGGCTTGATGCAGAAATCAATCTAGGTGTCTAGTGCACCCACTTGACAATAGTTATAAAAGTCCACAAGTTCTGCGTGTAGTTCTGACACGCCCTGTGGAACGCCACCTCCAAGAGTACGGACGGAACGATCAATCCAATCTGGACTGCCGTCCCATCCATCTACCTGTTGTTCATAGTGAAGTTGAGTAGACTCACCTCCATACCACACAACACGGTCGGTGGCATTGACTGTGGGTTGATAAATAAACATGTTGAGTTGAGCTGGTGGATACAGGATGTTGAGTCCTGTTGAGGGGCCGTGTGGCCCCAGAGCAGGATTCAGAGTACCAATGTACTGTCCAACTTCATCATCTCATCAAAGGTGAGGAGCTGAATGTCGTTATGTCCCTGGATCCCATCATTTAACTCAGGTGAGTTATAAATGTGATCCAATTGTGCAGCTTCTTCCAAAGCTTCTTGGTACTCATTAGCTGAGTATTGACGGTACTGTTGACCGTTAAGAATAATGAAATACATCACTTACGAAGTTTGTTACGGATTAAATCAACAGCGCAAGGCGCTATAAGAATTAAACCAATGATCGTAATCACAGGAAACTCCTGTTGTGCGGTGCCCATCTCCGCTGAGGGCAATACTGAGTGGGGGATTCGATCCCCCGGCATCACGCCTGGTACTCAGAACGGAATGTCATCCCATGACGCAGGATGCTCTACCTTCTCCATGTGGATGTTGTCAAGACAATCATCCTCCCAGCGCCATGCACACATACAGGCTTCTTCCTGTGTGGCAAAGAGGCGCTTCATGGTGTAATCACCTTCGTCAGCTGTAACTAACCAATAAGTCATGGTGTCAATTGCAATGGAATGTTCTGCGTGTTGCGGATGCGCAGCCCCCGATTAATCCCGACCTCTAACGTCGGATATTATGTGGCTATACTTTGCGCCACCGTCTTATATGTAACTACAGCGCCAGAGAGCGCAATTCCCCTCGCATGTGAGGAAATCCTGACATTTCATGGGGAAAAAACAGGTGTTGAGGGCTACATAAACCCCTGGTTGCCCAGGGGAAGAGGTAACCGTCAGCCTACGCTGTGGATAACGACCAACTTCAGTCCTTCCTCGTTCTGATAAATGCGCATGCTCAGCTTATCGCTTCGCATGTCACTTACCACTTGGAAGAGATACTGTGGTTGGCATACTTGCCTGACGTCGGAGTAAGGAAACGCTGCGTGCTGAAACTCCTCGATCGCCTGGTACGCATACTCCACATACTGGTGGAATAGCTCGGCATTCTCAGATGTAGGACGCTCGCCTACCTTACGACGCCAGTCGTACTGCCAACGCTTGGTCTTCTGTGCTTGCATTGAACTAAACGCGATGGTACTCTGCGTGTTACGGATGCGCAGCCCCCGTTCAATTACTTACCTACCCCGCTATTCTTTTTTTTCTTCCCGTATTTCACTTCGCGAGGGGTGTTGTAGAAGCGTCAGGTAATTTTTTACCCTTTTTTGACCTATATAGGGCGCTTTTGTTGAAGTAAAACCGAAACAGTGTATGTATTTATATAGTTTTACCCAAGTTTTGATACAAAAAAAGCCGGGGTTTTATCCCCGGCTGACCTTTAATTTGTGGTTGTTTTTACTTATTCAACTTTTATCTTTTGCTTTTTTAGCTGCAACTGCTGCATCAAAGTAATTTTCAACGTCTGGCCGTTGTTTTGCCAATTCTTTCCTGGCGCCAATCGTAAATTTTTGTACATCCAACGCATCTGCCCCACTTTCCGCCATTTTTTGCGCTTCATTTGCAATTGTATCTATTGCAATAACGCGTTCTGCACGATTTTTAGGGTTCATTTCCGTCTTGCGCCCTTAATCAAAACCAAGTTTGTCTTTCTGTTACTACTTTAACGCATGTTATTGCGTTTTTATGACCTAAAATTAAATCACAAAGATGTATAGCAAACCATACAGTAACTATGGCCCTGGCACCTGCAGATTTTTATGCGTATAGCCGTGCAACTGGAGTGCCAGTGCCAGAAGATCCTGAAGAACGGGCTGAATTAGTGCCTGATGTACTTGAATTTCGTCGCAATCAGCTGCGTGCACCACAACAAGAGTCAAATCTCCCTGGAATCCTGGGACTTGCTGCTCTTGGACTCAGTGCTTTAGCTGGTGGTGCATATTTACTCGGTGGTCGTGGCACTAAGACGCGTCAACCAATTCCTTCTTCACCACGTACGCCTAAACCTAGCGATATTTACGTTGCTCAAGCTGCAACTCCGCCGTCTGCAGAGGTGTATTCCAAGCTTGAGCAGGAAGTTAAACCATCAAAGGTTGCAACGCCACCTGCCGCTATCCCACAGGCCACAGTCGATCTAAATGCCTTTATTAATGATCCGGAGTTTCAAAAACGTTTAGAACTGCAAGAAGCTGAGGAATATTCTTTAACACCAGAAGCACAAGCTGAAATGAGGCGTGCTGCTCGTGTGGTTCAGGGTGTTGAATCACAAGAAAAAGCACGTGCCAAAAATGTTCTTCTTCAGTTGCGTCGCGATGAAGAAACTGCAGCTATTCCTCAAGCAACTGTTGATCTTGAAGTTGTTGCTCAACAAAACCAAGCAAATGACACTGGCATTGACCAAGCAGTTGCACGTGTTACAACACAACCTGCACAACGTGACCTTAATTTTACAAAAACAGGTTTAACTCCAAGACAACAAAAAATAATGTTGGAGTTTGGCGGTGTTGCTGCTCCAGCAACTGAACTCAATACTTCAGAGGCCACAGAACAACGTGCTGCATATCTTGCTCAAGAAGCGCTTGCTGCTCAAAAAAGTAAAGCTCCTACTAATGCACGTGCGTTGCAAAAACTTGGTCCTCACTTTGGTTTAACACAAGAAGAAATTTTCCATCGTATTTCTGCATCTGCAAGTGACTATCGCCCCGGCACCATGGACCAAATGACGCAGCTAGATATTGCTGCTCTTTTGGATCCAGAAGTTCCTACTTCAGCTGTTTCAGATCTTCTTGGGACAACATTGTCTGAACGTGGTGGTCGTGTTGGGCGCAATTTAACTTATGAAGTGCCAGAAGCGGGTGGAGGCATGACCGGTCGTGGAGATGTAGAAGTAATTGGTGAATTTGGTTCAGACGTTCTTGCGTATAATCCACGCACTGGAAATTATGATATTGATCTTTCTCCGGATCTTGAAGCTATTAATACACAACGCGGTCGCACCAGTGATTACGATACCAATGCTGCTGATTATGGAGATGTTGAGGGTCCTGGCGGGTTTGTAGAAACCCGTGCATTTAAAGAGCGCACAAACAAAGGAACAACAATGGTTCCAGGACAAGTGTCTAATGCAGAAGCCATGGCATCTGGTTCACTGCGTCAAGAACGTGAACTTGATGTTGTCCTTCCTACACGCATGACTTTGGAAGGGGATGTTGCCCAAGGTTTCTTTATTGATCCTGAAACAGGGCGTTTAAGATTGGAAGGCGCGAGCCGTCGAATTGGTACTCCACGGCAAGGTGTGCTTGAAACTTCAGACATTAATGTTGAAGGTTCTAAATTGGTTGGTGGTTATCAACCTTCTGTTCCTCATGTTTCTAATGCAGTCTCAACTCAACCTTTGACTGCTTATAGAGACAAAGTTGTAAAAGGATCTGATAATCGTTTATATGAGACATCAGGTCAAGAAGTTGTAGGCGAGGAACCTTTGGTTGGTTACCGTTTAACTAAACTTACGAAACCGGATGGCACTCTTCTTGGTTACCATAAACTTGGCAGTGAAAAACTTACAAACTTAACATTATCTCGCGAAAAACTTCAAAGTATCATTGAACAAGGTAACGATCTTTATTTCAATAATTCCACAGCTAAAAAAGCTTATTTCGAGACACATAATCCAGCCGCACTTGCTACTGGCATTCAATCCGGACAACTGTTATCCGAGATTGGCACGCCTCTTGATTATCAGGGGTTTTTAATTCAGCACCTTGATAATGCACTAATAAATCAAGGAATTGATCTTCCTGTTCTTAAACAACAAATTAGTAAAACAACTGGCAATCCTTATCATCCAGCAGCTGCTCATGCTTTTGTAACTGATTTGCGCAAAACTACAAAAGATACACCTGTCTATGGAAAACCTTATGCTTTAGATCCAGAAGGAAAACGTATTGTTAAACGAGATCCAAATACTGGTAAGGCCATTTTCCAAGGTGGTTACGTTCAATACGAAACAGAAAAGGGAGAGCCTCGGCCAATTCCAGGGCGTTACGACGTTCGCGGAGGAGGCGGTATAGATCCTATGACCGTTGGTGATGAAGGAGCTGATGTTGACGTAGCGTTTTTTGCTCCCCGCGTAGACACTGCGTCTCAACGTAAAGTTATGCAACAAGCCAAAAGTCTTGGCATCCCTGCCGCTGAAATAGTTGGAGCAAGCAGTACTCCTCTGGGAGCCCAAATGGCACAAATACGTTCTGGCATGGAAACAAAACCGGTTGGTTTAAAAGTGCGTTCTCCAGGTTCTTTTGCTCGCACTCAAAATCCATATACAGGACAAGCCGCCGCTGCCATGGGACCTGCATCGCGTGTTCTCAGTGGTGATTATCAATATCCTGAACGACAACTTCAAATTAATGTGCCTTCTCCAAGTTTGGTAGAATTAGAGTATCAACCAGGGGCTTCCAATATGGAAGTGGTAATGAAACAACTAATGGCGCAAGCTGGTCGTCGTGCCGGTAAACGTCGTAATCGTTAACTATGGCTGAAGAAAAAAAGAAAAATAAAAAGTGGATCCAGAGCATGGATATGAAAGAGGGTGCATTTACGGCTAAAGCTAAACGTAAAGGCATTACCTCTGCTCAACTCCAGGAGAATGTTCTTGCAAATCCAGATGAATACGACGAAAAAACTGTTAAACAAGCAAACTTACGTAAAACGTTAGTAGGATTACATAAGAAGAAAAAATCCAATAAGTAATGGCTAAAGATCATCGCCTGGCGCTAGACAGGTATATTGATTACACCAAAGATCCGTTTGTTAAAAAACGGAAGCTTAACTTTGATGACTCGTTTGCTTCTAAAGCTTCCACTGGTGCTGCACCGTGGATGCCGAGTCGCTTTGAACAGTCCGACTTATTGCGTCGAATTCAAACTCGCAAATTATCTTTAAACCCCAGTCTTAACTTTGTTGGTGATCTACCAGAGCAATACGAAGTATTTGCCAATATTGGACGTTTTGTACGCAATGAAAGCTACGACTTTAACGAAGGTCGTCCTTTGACGCCATTGAGACCAGAAGAACAACCTGGGTACTCTCCTATTTGGATGGATGCCTATCGCATTAGCCCAACCATGAATCCAGACAAAAAAACAACCAATCCAATGCCTCGTGTTGCCAACCCAGATCCACGGGGTTACATGATGGCTGCCGCTGAAAAACGTGCATTAAATGAGACTGAAGACAATCGTTCAGTTGCTCAACTTTTGGAAAATAAAAACAACACAGATAAAACTTTAACTAAAGAAGAAACAAATAAAAAGGGTGAGCCAATTAAAAATCCAGAATCAGCATAGTCTTATAATAAAAAGAAAAAGATATCATGGCTGCAGGGGTAGCATTTGGACAACTACTAAAACAAATTGCTGCTCCTGCTTTAACCAGTGGGGCACTTAGCGGTTTTGTATCCCTTCTTGGTGGCGCTTCACCAGGACAGGCAGCTGCATCTAGTTTGTTGGATACAGCGGCTTCTGCTGGATCTATTGGCTTATTGCGTAAATTACGTCCCAAAAGCTACTCAACTCAACGAATTAAAGATTTAGATACCGGTGAAGTCAATACAGTTAATAAAACTAGCAAGCTTGAAACTCCCTTAAATATCGCAGCTTCTCTTGGTACAAGTTACGTTACTGCTCCACTTATTTATGGTGGACAACAAGAGCAAATTGAACAACAAATTCTTCAGCGTTCTTTAGTAAACAACCTGCCTCTCGAGCAGGAAATTGCATCTTTATCTCCTGGGACACAATATCAATTACCAGAGGCTCAATTTCAACAGCTATTAAATCAAGTTCCCAATAGTTCTTGGATGCAACACTTAACACCGCAAGAGCAAGAAGAGTTAATCAGTGCTCTTAACCCACGGATGATGTGATATGTTTCAACAGCTTTTAAATACAATCGGCACTGCAAAAGACGAATTACTTGAAGGTGCTCGCAAAAGTGCAGAAGCCAGCAGGAAAGCTTATCTTGCTGGTGAACGTTATCCAAGTATCCTGAAAGATATTCCTGGTGTCAGTCAAGCAACTCAACAAATTCGCGGCACACGCGACGTTTATCACCAACAGTTAAATAAGTTGGGCGTTTCCATGAAAGAAACGCCGGTTCAAGCAGTTGGTGCGTTTGGAGCACGTCTGCTCACCGATCTAACTAATGATGGCACCAGGGGCATTTATTGGCGTTATAACCACCCTCTTGCCATCATGGGTGCTGCATCAGAAACGGCTATCGGCAAAGAAGCTTACCGTGCCCTGGGACCAACAAAAACAGGTTTGATTACCGCAGGCATTGCAATTCCTGCCACTGCGCTTTCCGGTGCTTACAACATCACAAATCCAGGGGAAATGTTTAGGCCCAAAGGGTTTGCTCAAACGTATGCAGAAGAAGGTTCCGAAGATCGACGTGAAACAACTCAACCTGTTACAGAATTGTTTGAACGTTTTTTCTTGGGACGTACAGGACGTCCTCTAAAGTATGAAACAGCTCAAGAAGAAATTCCTTCCTTAACGCCAGAACGCTACGGCAATTATTTGCGTAACTATTACCAGGACAAGGGATTTCTTGGTATTCTTAAAGTAACGCCTGAAAATCTTGAAGGTGTACCAGAGGCCCGAATGCTTGGATATCCAATTACAATTCCATCTGTTACCACTGCGATCGGTGGAATTGCCGGCGCCGGAGCAGCTATTCGTACTGCACCTCTTGTTAAAAATGCTTTCCGCCGTGGTTTAGCGGGTGCGGTAACAGGCGCTGGAGCTGGTGCAATTTTAGGTAACTTGGCCAATGCAGCACTTGCAGCAAAACCAGCAGAACAACAGTTACCAACTACTGCTCAGTACGAAGCGATGAAACCGCTGTAACACCTTTGTGTTTAGACTGATAAAATTAACTTACATAAAAGAATAGAAAAAATGGCCGTTAACTATGCGTTTCCAATGGAAGGGATGATGGGACCATCAACTCCCATTGATCGCATCACTGCAAAAAACAGTATGTTTGGGGTCAATGTAGATCCAGTTGCGGCTGCAACTCCTGCTGCTAATAACCAAACGCGTGAACAACTCAAGCAAAAACTTCAACGAGGTGCTCAGGGTGCTCAGGCTTTTTTAGGTAAGTACGCCATTCCTGCTCTTGGTGCAGCCTCTTTGATCCCTGGTGTAACAACTGCTCTCTCGGAGATCAACGAAGGCCGTCCCACAGGTGCTCTTGGCGCCTTGGCTCCAGGCGCCCTTAGCGCGGTTGGTACAGGCCTTGCAATGATCCCAAATCCCATTGCACGTGTTGCTGGCGTTGGTTTGATGGGCCTTGGTGCGCTACTTCCAGGTGCGGCTGCCTCTGGTGCTGAATCTGCCCGTCAATCTTTGACAGGTAAACCAACTAAAGGTAAAGAGCAAGAATTCAGTACCCAGATGGCCATGCGTGGCCAGTTAATGAGTCAAAACTTGGATAGTTTAAATCGTGAGCTTGCAATTCGCATGCAAGCCACACAAGATTTAACGACATTCCAAAATCAAGCCATGCTGCAGCAATATAAAGCTATGGCTCCAGAACTTGAAAAAGCCAAGATGAATGACTTTGCACGTTATCAAACTGCAATGGCTCTTCAAGGTCAAATTCAAGGTCAGCTTGGTGTTCTTGCCACTGCTGGTGCGATGGCACAACAAGGACAAGCTGGTAATTATGGCTTAGCCCAAACCGCTTTAACAACTAATCCGTATGCAGGCGCCACAATCCAGGCCCCTCAAATTCGCTTTGGGTGATAAACATGGCTTTTAATTACGGCGGAACAATTAATACAGCTGGTTTTGGGCAAAGTGCTCTTGATCAAGAAGAGGAAGATTATTTACTGGCAAACACAAATAAACTTTCTCAGTACGCAAAAACACTCAAAGATCTTGGCATTGATTCCAACATTGCTGGGTTGTACGCTCTTACCAAACTAGAAAAACCAAATACTAAAAAACAACTTGAAGAAATTCTTGGTATCTTGGGACCCTATCAAAAGGAAGTGGCACGAGAAAACCAGCGTCTTGGGATGGAGTCTGCATTATTTGCAAACTTCCTTGATATGCCTAATAAATTCTCTCGTGCAATGGCTGCTCAGCATTATTATGTTCCTGAGACATTGCAAGCAATTTCTCAAACGGTTGGGCGCCCTTCCTCCTTCTTTACTCCCCGTCAATATGTAAGTCTTTGATCATGAATTATTTCTTAGATCCTTCTTTTGCAATTGATTCGGCGGGTGCTTTTGATATTGGCGGGGCTTTAGCTGATAGTCCGTTTGGCAGCACTGACTTAAACGTCGGTGGTTTTGCTGGCGCTGACTATGGATCCTTTGGTGGTGGACAAGGTTTGTTCCAGGGTTTAGGTCCCATGATGGCCCTAAGCACGGGTGCAAACTCTGTTATGGCTGGCATGCAGCAGGGTGCCATGAATAAATCTCTTGCCAATACCTATGAAGCGCAGAACGCAATGTTCGGCGCTAACTTTGGCCAGGGAATGCTTGCACAAAATATTGATCGTTTTCGTTCTTTAAACGATCCCATTCGTGCTGCACAAATCCAAGCAAATGCTGGTCCGTACCGTCAAGCTCGTTTGCGTGAAAACTTGCCAGCGTTAGCGGGTAAATATGGAGACTTTGGTGCTTTTGTCGCTTAAATTATTGTCAGTTAAAATAAAAAAATAGACGACATCGGATAAATGGATCCGTTTACAATGGGTGCACTTGGCTTAGGCCTTAGTGCAGGAGGATCATTTTTAGGGGGCGCTATCGGCGGCAGTGGTGTGCCTACCTATGAGCCGTCACCGTTAATGACGGCGTTAGAAGACTATGGTATGCAACAAGTTGTTGCTCCCAAATCAACACGTAAAGCCATTAAAGCTGAAGCTAAAACATATACAGACCCTGGCTCCAGAGAAGCATATCTTCAGTCGCTGGCAGGTCGTTATTCTAATTCTAAATTTATTGATAAAGCTCTTCGCCGTAGTTATAAACAACCAATTGATTGGGAAGGCGGTCCATATCGCGAGTTTGCTTCCCAAGCCTATGGAGAGCAAGGTCTAAATCTTCCTGAGTCCGATTTTCAAAATTTAATTAATATTGCAAAATCTCAAAATATCCGCAGTCCTCAAGCATTTAGCACTGAAGTTCGACGCTCATTACTTGCATCTGGTAAAGCAAAAACACCTTACGACATTGCCTGGGAATCACAATATGGAAACATGCAACGCAATCCAGATGGCACACTAAGGCGCGGCATGGTTAACTTTGATCTTGCCAAAGCAAAAGAAATTTCTCAATCAATGCTTGGCAGCGTGCTTGGCACAACTTAATATTAATTAAACTTAAGAACGCAAATAGAGGTTAACATGGGCATTAAAAAAGAGATCAAACAAGCCGAAAAAAGTGGCGGTGAATTAACAAAGAAAGAAATTAAACAGCTTGCAGCTCAGTTTGATGTTCCCAAGTCGGAAATTAGAGAGCGTGCTGCAAACAACGCTTACGTATCGCCTGCTTCATCGTCAGTAGCTAATCAGTCTGTTTATTCGCCTTCTCAAACTTCTTCTTTTGATTCTGTTCTTAATAATACAAGCTCTTCAACTCAAGTAGGGCCTTTTGATCTTGGTTATGCGTCTACAAATCCTTTAACGGCTACCATTGACGGCACCACAACTCCAGGTCAAGTTGATTTTGCAACACTTCAAGCTGCAACTGGTTTTTACGGAAAAGGCGTTGATAAACAAATCGAAGAAATTAGGCAGGCAGGTGCCACCGAACGCCAAAAATTAATCAACGAAAATAATCTTGCAGTTGGAGCACAAGAAGTTCAAGGTAAGTTGGACGTACAGAAAATTGTTAATTCAGGTTATCGTGAAATGCAAAGGATCAAGCGAGGCTCCGAGATGTTTAGTAGTCTGATGGGCGCCTTTAATTTTTAATTACAGGCGTTAAAATATAGTTGTAAACCTTTAGGGTTAATAATGGCTTATTCTTTTACGCAGCCAAACCGTGGTGCCATTCCTTCCGTAGCTTCCTTAACTCAAGGGGGGATGGGCGCAGCTGAAGCCCAAGAGCTCTATAACGAACTGCAAAACCGCGAATACGGCGGTGGCATGTCTAAAGCTGAGCTTCAAGACTTTGACACATTAATTAATCGTCTTGAGTCTTCCAAGCTTCGTCAAGGTGCCCAAAAAGGTCGTCAAGTTCAGCGTCAAACTGTCACTCAAGGCCTTGCCAATATGATGGCAAACTTCTAATCAATGGATTCTAAAAATTTAGATTCTGGTGAAACAACAGATTTACGCCGCTATCAACAAGCGGCGGATGTTGCTTATCGTTATGCAAAGCAAAAGTATAGCGATAAAACGAAAGAAAAAGACACAGCTGATAAAGAGGAGCCTTTTGACGCTGTGTCTGAAAACAAATAAGAGTATTTATCATGGCGTATGAAGATCCTGGAGCGTTTGACTCTCAGCTAAATCCCGATCCATATGATTTATTATTTGATGAGGACAAAGCTCGCAAAGCCGCGTCTGCTGTCAAGATCTTCCAGGATGTTTCCGTTGGATCCAGTAAAGAAAAGATGAGGGAAGCTGGTGCACAAGAACGTGAAACCGCAGCACAAAGGCAAGAGTTCAGTCAGTCGGACGAAGCCAGAGATTACGCACAAGCCCAAAGAGCTTATCGATATTGAGATCTTCGACCAATGGGTCGAAAATCTTGATGCACCAACAGAAGAAACATTCAATGCTTTTTGCAAAGATAATTACTCTGTTATTGAGTGTTATCTCTACGCCCGGTTTCTTGGCTATGGTGGCAGCATCTCCGGTTGTGATCTTTGGGTACAAAGTCAATATCCAAAGCCCGATCACCGTTCTGTGCTTTTGAATGAAATTGTTGAGATGCAGGAAGATATTCGTAAATTAAGAGAAGACGTTGATAACGGCATTGTTAAACGTGATGCAGGCGTGGCGCGTATTGCTTCCATGCAAAAAGAACTCCGTGGAACAATCGCTCAGGTAGAATTGTTTACATCGACCAAAGATCGCAAAGGCCTGCTTATGGCTGGAGCTGATCGTGCTATTCGTGAATTGTTGACTATCTTTAAGGATGACCCAATTGAGGTCCCCCTTGAGGAAGCAGCAATGAGCGTATGGTCTCACATGCAACTTGAAGAGTAATGAGCCAAACGCCTCAACAACCTCAATATGGAGAAAATATTGCAGGTAGACTATTTGATGTTGCGCGTCAACTTCAAAAAAATCGCGAGCGGTTGTTTCATTTCCAACGGCCTAACCCTGTTGTTGACAAAGTTGCAGAAGGTCAAAATGTAATGAATGCCTTAATGGCAAGCAAACAAAATGAGCAAGAACAAAATGCCGCCCCAGCTCCTGGAGCACTTCAAGAAAAAGGAAGCGAAGAACGAGGACGGCAGCGAAATGTCGGACAAGCAAAAGCACAAAGCAGCCCTGGACAAGGCACGTAAATATAAAGAACAAAAAGGTAAAAAACCAACAGAAGAAAAATAAGTTAGTATTCAGTAATCATTGAATACTTCTTGTTGTGCCTGCATATCAACATCTTGCATATCGGCGTAATGCACAAGCTGCTGCACGCAGGCAACAAATCAGGCCACAACGCAACCTTGAGTCTTTAAAAAAAGCTCGAGAAGACTTTGGCTTTTTCTGTGATTATGTAGCTGACAAACCACCAGCTTCACATCATAAAGAGTGGCATCGGCACTTTGTCACAAACGAAGATAGTTCTTGTCTATTAAAGATTGCTGGTCCCAATATTGATCTTCTTGCTCCACGGGGCTCAGCTAAATCCACAATCCTGGGCTTGTTTACGGCATGGGCTATTGGTATCCATACTCAAGCCAAGAAACCACTACAGATTCTTTACCTCTCTTATACGGTTGATATTGCTCGATCCAAGTCGGCAACCATCAAGCGAATTATCGAAAGCAAGCGATATCAAGAAGTCTTTCCTTCAGTACGTCTTCTGAAAAATGTAACCAGTAATGAGTACTGGTCAATTGACCACAAATTTGCTGGCATCGATGTAACCGGTGAAGAACAGTTCACACTCTGTGCAGCTGGTCTTAAAGGCTCCGTGACCTCCAAACGAAGCCAACTGATCATCATTGATGACGCCATCAAATCTGCTGCAGACATTGCGAACCCTGACATCAGAAAGATGATGCAGGAGAACTGGAATGCGGTGATTGCTCCCACCATGTTTGAAGGCGGACGAGCAATCTGTCTTGGTACCAGATTTCGTCATGATGACATTCACGCCACCACATTCAACGAGCAAAACAACTGGACGCAGATTGTTCTCTCTGCTTTGATCAACGATCCCAAAACAGGGGAGGAGATTTCGTACTGGCCTGAGATGTGGTCCGTTGATTACCTCAGGGAGAAGCGCCGGCAAGCACCGATTGCTTTCTCATTCCAGTACATGAATCAAATCGTCAGACAAAACGAGCTGTCGTTGGCACCAGAACTTCTTATCAAAGCGGAAATCGCAACGGAGTTTGATGCGCTTGGTATTGGGGTTGACTTATCCGCTGGCACTAAAGAAAAAAATGATTACACCGTGATGGTTCTTGGTGGTCGCATTGGCGACCAGATACACATTATTGATTACCGTCGTATTCGCGTGATGGGTAATCTTGAAAAACTAGATGCCCTCAAAGAGCTTCTTAACGATTGGTCTGTTGTCGGCAAGGATGACAACGGTAATTATTTCCCTACTTATTCAACGTGTGACATCTGGAGTGAAGCGGTTCAGTACCAGGCTTCTCTTGAGGCTGACTTTAAACGTGTCTGTTTAAATAACGAAGGTCTCTACAACTTAATTTGGCATCCTGTCAAAGGATTCCGCGCTGATAAACTTGCACGCTTCCGTGGCATTATGGGCATGTTTGAAGACCGCAAAATTATCTTTAATCGTTTCCGTAATTTCACAACGTTATTCGATGAGTTGACTAACTTTGGTGTCAGCAGTCACGACGATTGCGTCGACGCCTTGGTCTGGCTTGTTACCGGTTTAGCACGCAAAGGTCAATTGCATCTTGATTACTGATTTTAGAATAAGAAAAAAAGCAGTATTTCAGTGGGACCCGAGTATTTAGCTATTGGTCTAAGTGCCATTATTTCTGCGGTCACAGGCGGATCGTGGGTAGCCAATAAGATTTTGAATCGTCAAACTGATCAGATTCAACAAGCCATGAGTTATACAAGTTCGCAAAAACGTCGTATTGATTTACTTGAAGATCAAATTAACCGCATGCCACTTGACTACGTCCTTAAGGTTGACTTCTTAAGGGAAATTCAAGAAATGCACGACAATTTTCGCGAAATCAACAATAAGCTTGATAAGCTTATGGAAAAGCTTTTGTCAAAATGAGTTACATTCTTGAAGTTCAAGAAGACGAAAACGGAGATTCGTATATTGTTCTTCCTGATGAAGTAATTGAAGAGCTGGGCTGGGAAGAAGGCGATGTACTTGAGTGGGATGTTCGTGGCTCTGGAATCATCCTGACAAAAGTAAATGACGCCAGCGGATATGAAGTCATAGAAGAGTAAAATAAAAGGATTGAAGAGTGTAGGGCATGTTTTACGCAGGCGAATCAAATGTCCCTGGCGCACCAGGTAACTTAATCGCGGGTGGCAATGTAAATTGGCAAATTAACCGATCCCCAGGTGCGCTTGGTGGGCGTTCCGGTGAACAGCTAAAGCGTTTATACGAAGGCGGAACTCAACAAAATCAACAGCTTAATGATGAGTTGATGAGGCGTGGCATTATGCCTGGTGGCCCACAGCTGCCTCTTGCGTATCAGCAATATGGCGGTCAAGTTCCTATGGGAAACGCCGGTTTTTTTGCGGGTCCTCAACTGGGCCAAACAATTCCAATGGGCTTTCAAAATAAATACGTTTCTTGAAACTGTTAACATTAAAGAATAAAGAACACGAGTAATGGCAGACGCTAAAGCCCGGCTTCAAGAAATCATTAATGCATATCTGGATAAAGACAGCGATATCGTTGTTGATACGGGCATTGTTGCGTCCCATATTGCTCAGATGAAACTCTTTGGCATTCGTCAAGGAGTTGAATTTTTTCCGTCACAAGATAACTTCGGTGCACAACGCAAGGACTTTCTTGACCGTGTGTTGAAGTACAACAAGATGGATACACGTCTGGATTCCATCTGGGAATACTTTTTGTGTGATGGTAAAGGACTGTTTTATATCCGACCTACACAACAAAATTATCGCCTTTACTACTTTCGTGAGCATGAATATCGCACCTATTACAACGTTGATGGCGAGCTTGATGAAGTTGTAATCATCTACAGCTATAAAATACGCCGAGCCAACGGTTTTGGTGATCAGTTAACAACGACGAATTTAACCGGCAATCAAAGCACATATAGCCCCGGAGCAAAACGTTATATTCGACTGTCAATTAAAGCAAGGGAAATCGAAGAAACTCACTCCGATAGTGAAATTTCTTTTGAAATGCCCAACTACGCAATGCCTGGGCAAACAAAACAATTTAAAAACAGTTTAGGTTTTATTCCCTGCGTTGAGATTTTTAACAATCCCCAAGGCTTCTCGTTTGAAGGCGTTGGTGAATTCGATGCAATGGCGAATCATATTTGCACGCATGATGAATTAATGCGCACCATGCGCAAAAACATTACATTCTTTGGCAATCCGACTCTTCTTTCTTCCAGGCCAAAGACCGATCTTATGGAGTCGGGTGGTGACTCAGTTGTTCAGCGTCCATCTATTGCAGCGAATTCTGGTTTCACAAGTCCTTCTACATTAAGCCGTTCGATGTTTAAGGCTGATCCAGTCAGTCGTAGCATTGATGGTCAGATACGGGTTCCACGCGTTATCGCAAACCTGGAGCCTAACGACCGCGTTGGTTACATTGTTCCAGATGCAATCACTGGTGACCAAAACGCATTTGCACGTCAGTATCGAGAAGAAATTCGCACAGCTCTTGGTGGTGTTGATGAGCTTTCCATCTCTGCTGGCGTAACTGCAACTGAGTACAAATCACTATTTGGACGTGTGGCAGCTACATCCAAGAAAAAAGCAAATGCTATTTACACCCATGGCATTTGTCGTTGTCTTGAGTTAATCATTTACCAAGAAGAGCAGTTATTTAAGACAACACTTGCTTCTGCTGCCAAATTAGAAAAACCCCTGGATCTTGGCCCTAATGCTTCACCGGAAGAAGAAGCTGCTTATGAAGGAGCAATGAAGCAATACAACGATCAACTAAAAGAACTTATGATGGCCTGTGTGGAAACACAGCAAATTCCACCTAGTGTCATTGGTTTAATTCCAGATGGCGATGTAACAGTGTTATGGCGTTGGATGGGTCCTGTTTATGAGGATTCAACTCAAGATATCCTTAACAACTCCATTGTTGTCCGAAATTTACAGGAATTAGGTGTTGATAGCATTGAAGCATTGAAATACCTCTTCCCGTCCAAGACGGATGAGGAACGAGCCGAGATGTTATCTGGGTTCCCTTTCAGGATGGTAAACGAATTACAGGGTGCTTACTCTGCGTTTGCCAAGTTAGTGGGGGGCATGATGCAGACTCCCCACCCGCAAGCACCGGATCTTCCGATGGCTGCGGACCCAAGATTGGATTTAACGCCATATCTGTATCGAACTTTAGAAGCTCTACAAAAGGAGATGA